GAATACGGCTTTTTTCGACATACTCTTCGCGACGCTGTTTACCGATAAAAGTAGCATAGAAGCCACTTAGTGCTGGCAAAAACGTTGCGTAGTCCTTTTGTTCTTTAGTTAAGTCCGTATTCAACTTATTCTCCTTACTTGCTTTGTGCTGGTAAAATGTATTCGTAAGTTGCTAAGCCACTGTCTACTTGAATCTGCATAGCACCTTGATCTGAAATACGCATAGTTTTATCACCATCAAGATTCAAAATTGCCATTGTTTGTGCTACTGGCCATGCCCATTCATTTTTAAGGCTACCTGTTACGCCTGTTGCAAACACAAATTCACCTGCGTGTGTACTTGCATCACCAAACTTAAATTTAATATCTGTACCATCTGTAATAACAGTAAACACAGTTTCTTCTGCATTTGCAGTTGCTTGTAATTTAAAACGTTGTACATTAGCAATAGTAGGTTGCACTTCAACGTCCCAGTTAGCACCTTTGAACTTAACAGTTTTAAGTTTTTCGTTAATGATGTCTGCGTTCATAAAACGATAATCGTTTTTAAAATCGCCAGCGGCATTTTCAAAGTGAATACCTACCGGAATAGTTTGACCGTTACGATCAGCAGTTACAACATCAATTGACGCTCCGTCTTTGTATTCTGGACACTTCAAGTGAATGTCTAGTTTATTTAGGTTAGGCATACCAAACATGCCTTTCATTTCTACCTGTGCAGTTTTTGTGTTAGCCTGTAGAATAACAGAACGATCTTCAGCCATGCTGTCGATTCCTGTTTGTGCATCATCACCGTTCACTTTAACAATGTTTAAAAAGCCAAGTGCGTGTGTATGTGCTACAATATCTTGTAAAATGTCTTTCATTTGTTTTCTCCGTTCCTTTTACATATTATATTTAGAAAATCATTCAAAGTCAAATAAATTATTGAATGTATTCTTCTGTTCGGTTGATTTAATATCCCAATCCAAAACGCCTAATAAGTTTCCAATTTTGTTATCGATGATAACTGATTCCATTTCATCGTCCGCAAACGGAAGTTCTTGGAACCAACTTGGTATTCTTAGTTCGTCTGTAGGATATGCAACCGAAGTATATCCCATTGGATTGTTTTTTAGTTTACAAACAATAACTTTCATTCCATCAACAATGTTCATAGAATAGTTGTCACTGTTCATTTCCTTCAGATTATTCCAGTTAATACTTGCCCTTACATGCCCTGGCATATTAACTTTACCTTGCTTTTTAAGTTTGGCAAGATAATCTGTAATGTTGTTTGCACGTTTAGGCGAGCCTTTTTCCCAGCCTGGTCGTGCTTTGAATTCAGTTCTAAATGCTGTAATCATATCAAGTACTTGTTCTTCTTTAGCACCTGTTAGTACTGCTAACAGTACTTCACTTAAGAAGTCTTGCATAAACACAGGAGTATCTGAACGCTTGAGATCAAGTCCCATTGCTTTTACTTTGCCTGGTTTGCCATCAACATCTTTACGTTCGCCTTCATTATCAAAAATTAGAATTGCATAACGCTTCTTGGTAATGAATAATCCTTTTTCACCTACAACTTCTCTACCTGCGGCAATAACACCTCCACTTCTTGACTTAGGACAATGAAACGCATCGTTCATAAAGTTAGGAAATGATTTGTTTGCTTCTTCACAGATTTGATCATACAATGCAATAATGCTGTCTTTATCCCAAGGAATATCACCTTTTTCAATCTCAGGACGCAAACTTGTATATGCACTAAAGTAACAAGAGTCTGTATCTCCATATATAATTGCTTTACCTACGTGATCATAATCACCTGTAACAATTTCATTTACTTTAGCACTCATATGTTTAACAATAGCACGGCCTGTTAGTGTAGTTGATTGTCCAATACGTGGATCAAAGAATCTACAGCCTGGATTTAGAATAGCACCGTACAAACTGTTCAAGTTAATCTTCTTAACCAACTGTCGTTTGTCCCAGAATGCAACTTCTGTTTGATTTCCTGCTTCAATTGCTTTGCCTTTTTTGGCTTGTAGTTCTTTACGTTCAGCATACCAACGTTTTAGTAGTCCTGGTATAACTCCGTCATATTCTGTTGTAAAAATAGTACCATTAGCACTTAACATCCAAGGTTGATTGCTTTCAAAGATTAATCTATAAACTTCCGCGGCACTCATTACGTCACTTTCGCCGTTTTCCCATAGAACTGTAATTTGCTTGTCTTTGCGTTGTTCCATAACAAAATCATATTCTAAACTGCCGAAACGTCCTTCCCAGGCCGCCGCAAATGACTTCTTACGCAATGTCATTTCGTCACGTACATATTCTTCTGTGTATTCTGGCTTTAGTTGTCCTATAACAGTTGCCGGATCCATGTTTAAAGATCTAATAACGGAAGGATACAGTGAATTCAAGTCCATTGACCCGATCCAGTCATGCAAACCTTTTTTAGGATATGCAACATAAGCACCTGCCGCTGGTTCTGAGCCTGGCTCTCTGTGTACCCTATTAGGAACTACAAAGCCACGTCTGTGTGCTTCATTAATAATTGCTTGTTCTGTAACTGCAACAGCACCCATTGTGGTGGGTAGCAAAACTGTATTTGCGTGTGCAAGTTCATTGGCTAGATCAATAAACTTTAGTTTTTGGTCCAACTTGTCCAGTAGTGCAACGTCTTGTCTGTTGTATTCGATAAACGTTCGGAAGTCATTGTTATAAAGTTGATCGAGCGTACCTTCGTACACAGTCTTCTTTTCACCGACTTCCATTTCACCAATGGCATCAAGCCTGTAAGTGTGTCTTTCTTCATACGTGTATTTACGATACAATTCAAGACTATCTAAATGCTGTCTGCCTATTAGGTCATAGGTTTCTTGTTCTCTTCCAAACTTTTCATATGTTCTTTTCTTAGGATATTGCCCCCACAAACAAAAACGTCTTGTATCTTCTTTAGATAGCACTCGTGTAATTCTATTTACAGTGTACGGAATATCATAACCTTCACTGTTCCAACCACTTAGTATATCTGCATCTTCAATCAATGTAAGGAATGTGTCAAGCATTTCTGCTTCACTGTCAAACAAATATGTGTTAGGAAAGTCTTTTACAGCATACTTGGCATCGTCCATGCTCATACCTTTTGGCGGAAGTGCTAGTGTAATAAGGCTATCAAGCCATTGTAAGTGTACTGTGATTGCTGTGATTGCTGTAAAAGGATCTTCAGGTGAACTGTATCCACGTTCTGGATCAAAGTCTACCTCAATATCGAAAAACGCTTTGTGCAAGTCAGGTGCGTCTTGACCTAAATAATTTTCTTCTAGTAATCTGTATACCGGATTGATATCTGCTTCAAACAATCCTTTGTGTTTGTTAATTTTTTGTTCTTTAAGATATTCTTTCCAACTTTTACATACAACACGACTTACAGGATTGCCCATGGTACTTTTTTGTTTACCACGTGCATCGCCATAATAAAAAACATATCTTGCGGGGAATTCTCTGTATTCACGTTCGCCGGCTTTAGTTCGCTCGACTACTTTAATAATATCTTTGTCGCGATCCCAGAGGGCATCTACATAACTCATTTTTTCTCCTGTTTGTCACTTTCGGCTGACAATACCAAATTGTGTCGTTTATGGCCGACTGTACCTTCATCGTAGTACTTATACCTACTACGTTGACTTCCGTTTTTTTCTGCCTTTTTTTGCCTTATTAGGTTGTTTAATGCCGTTTTCTTTATACCATTTCTCTTTTACTTCTGCATCTGTATAATGTGGTCGCGTATCTAATCCACCGTATCCATGTGCTAGACCAGGTGCAACTTTTTCAATTTTGCCACCCTTTGCTAGGAACTCTTGCATTAATTTGTCTAATTTTTCTTGCTGTTCTTCTTTAGAAGGACCATCCTCTTTTGGACCGTAATTTCTTCTAATGTCTATTGCCATAAAACTCCTTAGTTGTATAACAATATAACATTATTTCCATTCTTTGTCAAGTTCTATTTTATCAAAATATGATTCTATATTTTGTGCTTTATCATCTATCCAAAGATCATAATGGGGTTTTCCTAGTTTCAAACTTGTATATTTTACACCCCATTCTTCTAGTTGCTGTTTTGTAAGTTCTGTATAATCAATTTTACTTTGTTGACCTCTAGCAGTCCAATAGTGTATTTCGTGTCCTTGATCAAACAGTTCATTGAAATGTTCTATTCGTTCTTTGTAAGGTTTTGACAAACTATAATGTCGACCTAGTTCTTGATCACATATAGTTCCGTCAATATCTACATAATAGATCATAGTTTCCATTCCATTTTTTCTTCTATAGCATAACGAGCACCGTGTATATAATCACGATCTTCATCCTGTAATGCACTCCAAAATTTAGATACACTGTCAATTAGATCAAGTACATCATCTGGATTTTGAAGGTGATGATTGCCTTCCATCCATTCCTGTAATTGATCCATACGTTCTTTAATTTTTTGATGTATTGGTTTAGTAAGATCGTAATCGGTCATTATAACCATCCCATTGCTACACAAAATCCAAAAATGTTTACTGTAAAGAAATAGTAAACCATTACTAATGGCCAAGCAAGTTTACGTCTAGTGTATGTAAAAATTGCAAGTGCCGATCCTAACATAAATCCTGGATACACAATACGCATATCTGGACTATCTGCATTTATGGCTAGTGTCATACTTGCACTAATAGTTACAAGGGTGCCTAGCATTTCTAGCCAAAAGCATAAAGGATCTTGTTGTTTAGCCTGCTTCCAAAACTCAATTATTTTTTTCAATTACTTGTCTCTGCCAGTAATTGTAATAATAGATTCTAGGTCATCGAAGTCGCTAGATACTTCACCCCAGTTTGCTTTGTGTGCAATTGAAATTGCTTTGTTAATTAAGCCTGGTTTTACATCAATTTCTTCTGCTACTGCTTTTACAGTATCTCTTAAGCCTTCATTTAAACTTTCAACTTCTGACTTAACCTGTACACCATCGTTAATTACCTGCATTAGTTTAGCCTTTTCTTCAGGGCCAAATACTTTTGAACTCATAGGTTACTCCTTTGTTTATTTTGTATATTATATATTGATTTATTCCGTGTGTCAACCTTTATTGACAGTAATGGTTAATCTTTTAACCCTTCACCTTTATCTTTATATGCCCAATCGTCTGTGTGTCCAACACTCCACTTTGGTGTGTTTTCAACTGTGTAGTTTTGGGTGCATACTTTGAAGTCTGGTGTTTTACGTTCTGTGGGAATTAAACTTTGATCTGTAAACACAACTCTGTTATTTGGCTGTGCGGCAAACTGTCCGTTGTCCAGTTTTATAATATTAAATGTTTTGTGTTCTGGATCGTGTTCTGAAAAGTTTGTATCAAGAACACTGTTATCTACATGACAAGTATCTAGTGTAAACATGTACTCGCCTTTGTGCATTTTGCGATCCTTACCAAAAAATTCACAATCACATAGCATAGGTTTTTTAATTACGGTAATATCATAATCAAAACAGTCCCATATTTGCAGTGTGTCTAGTGGAAGTTGATTGTCTTTATCGTAATCTTCCTTCCATACAAACGCTGATATAGGAAGTTTATCGTACAATGCACCATATTCTAACAGCAATGTTTCAAAATATAGTGCTTTGCTTTGAATGCTTCTAATACTAATCCACATACCAGGAGTAAGTTCTCCGTGACCTTTTTGATGGTCATATAAGTATTCTTTCTTAACAAACACTTCAACAGGTGGTAGGTTATGTACTAGAAAAGCCATGTAGTTCCTTTTGTTAACTACTACTATTTAGTTTTGGGTTTAGGTTTTGATTTCTTCTTGTGAAGTTTTGCGTGTGGAACTTTCAAGTTCTTTTTGCCGTATATATCACCTATCTTGTGTGTATACGACATGTGTGCTGGGTCTAATCCGTAAAAGTAATCTGTTACTTCACGAATTTTCATGTTAAATTTTTACGCCGGGTTTTTGTTCTGGTTGTGGTCTGTTTTTTTGTTGGAAACGTTCTAGTGCGTCAATGGTGTTTTGTAGATCACGTTCTTCTGTAGGCTTTGCTGACATACCTTGCATACCTTTTAGCATTGGCACCATAATGTCAATTAGTTTGTTCATTTGCTGTACAGGTCCTATTTTTTCTAGAACACTTAAAAACTGTTCCATTGCTTGATCTGGTGGAATCTTGCCTTGTTGAAAATCTTGATTTGTTTTCTTTAATTGATTTATGTGCATTTGATCGTTTTCGTTAGTGCCAGTAGTAACACTTTTAAACCAATTTTTTAGTCTTGCTAAAATCTGTGAAGTGTTTTGTCCTGTTGTCTTGGTTTTAGTATCAGTGTCATGTCCGAATGTACCATCTAGAGATTTTTTAACATCTCCCCAAGCATAGTTCTTTTGATCAAATTCTGTAAATCTCATTATTTCTTCTCTTCCAAAAATTCTAAATATTCTTTGAATAAACTTTTACTGGTAGGTTTTGCTTTATCTTCTGCACTAAGTTTGTCTTTGATAATTTTAGATCTTCTTAGTTTAATAGCATTTGACATTTCTTTATCCATTGCGCCTGATTTACGAATTTCTCTTTCTAAATCATCTAGATCTTTTGTATGTCTTTTATGTTTGTCGCTGTCTTTTTCTTCGTTATACATAACTGCTTCAAAAATCTTATTCAACTTGCTTTCGATGTTATCCAGTCTTGCTTCGATTTCTGCATAAGGATTTGTATTTGAAGGAATAGTTTGTACAGGCTCAGCATACATAGTACTTGGGGTTGGCTGTGCTGGTCTTGGTCTTGATGTACTTTTACCTAATCCTGCCAGTGCCGCCATATCGTTTGTGCTTACATCTGTAACACCTGGAATATGTTTACCACGAACACTTTCGTTAACATTTCTTGCATGTGCATTTGCATTTACATCAGTTCCAGAACCTGTTGATTGTTCTTTTGCTGGTGCAACTGGAGCGTCAACTGTTAGTCCTTTGTTCTTTATTCCTAGTTGATTAAATTTGTTTAGTATGTTGTGAATATCACTCATAACTTATCCTTATATTTTTTTACAAGATCCTTTTTCGCCTGCTTTCTTGCCAGGTACTTTTCTATAGCCTTTCCAGCACTTGTCATAGATTTTGCTATTACCGTGTTGTTCACCTTCTTCAATTTGATCTTCTGTCATGTTTAGTGTAGTCCAACTTGGTTTACCACATTCTGAACATAGTCCTTTTGCTTCAGACAGTTTGCTTTCTAAACTTTCAAAGTAATCATCTTTAGCATCTTTCATTGACACCATACGTTCTTTTTCTTTTGCTTGTTGTCTTTCACCTTCCATGTATGCATGAAGTGTTTTAATTTTTTCGTGTACGCCACTGAATTTGTTTTGGAACCATTCTGGGAACACGCCGCCTTTGTGTACGTGATTACAGATTTCGTCAGCCGCATATTTGATAAATGCAACTTGATTATCTAGCATTTCGCTTTCGTAATCACTTGCTGGTTCGTCATAGTGATCTTCTTGTACACTATTTGTTTGTATTTGATTGATTTTTTGTCTTCGGCTATCCATTTGTTTCGCTATAATTTGGCGCGATTTATTCATCAGTTCTAATTGTTTATCAAAATGTTTCATAAACTGATCGTGTGGCATTTTACTATAATCTATACTATTAAGTTTTTTTAATTCTTGTTCTATATATTGAAATTCTCTTTCAAGAGTGTCATCTTTAGTAGGCACTGCTCTTCTGCCATCTGTACCCATTTGTTTAAGAGTAGCATCACTAGGTCCTACATCAAATACTTGTCCTATTTTTTTCATTAAAAAGGCAAATGGTCCATTTGTGCTTGGACCCATTCCGACTTCAGAAACTTCAGTTTCGAATAATCTATCTAAGATTTCTTCTCTCATATCACTTTCCATGCTTTGTGTTACTGTTTGATTTCCTTTTGCTCTTAAGGCATTTAATTTTTCCATTTCTTTTTGCGTCAAACTAGCACGTTGCTTAAATTTTTGTGCAAGGGCATTGAGAGTTTTTTGTGCAGACTGTAATGCACTAGCATGTTTTTCAATTTCACCGAGTGCAATTTCTAAGTCTGAATATTTAACTGGGTCTGATACAGATATTCCTAATGGCATTTTTATGTGCTCCTTTTTAGTGTGCCGCCAAATATTGAAGTCCCCTTCATATCTAGAGCATTGTCAGTTGGTTTTTGTTTTTTTGCTTTTGGTGGATTAGGTACTGCACCTACCAAAGATCCGTAATTTTTACGTGTCTTTTTATCACCAATAGCCATGTGTGGACTTGTTACAGTCGCTATACTTCCTGCACTAGTAGCACCTGCTGTTGCTACTTCGTCTAATTGATTAAGTGCATTAAAGATTGTATTTTCTGTTTTTTCTTCTTTGTGAAAAGGACTATACTTTTTATAGATCTTCATATCAGGATCTAGTATTTTCATCATACTGCTGATTGCTTCTGATTCTTTTTGTCCTCTTTGCCATACACTGTGATCATCACTGTATTGATATGTCCAATCATGTGATTTTAATTTAGCAATATAATCGTCCATTGCTTCAGGACCTAAATCTTTTACCTGCTGTTGTCTAATTTTTTCAGCACGATCAATTTCTGATTGTTTTTCTGCTTCATCGTCTTGATATACTTTACCAAGCACATCTTTCATTTTGTCATTCATAGGACCAAGTTCTGCTGGATCTGCTTCGTCCATCTTTTTATACTTTTCTTTGCGTGGAATAACTTTGGTCTTATCCTTGTGAGCACCAGCGGCACCGCTACGGCGTATATCCTGCATTGTTTGTGCGTTAGGATCACGTGCTTTAATAGGCTTATCTTTGCCCTCTACTGTAACAGTGTTATCTATGTCTAGCATTTTCATACTAATATTTACCCTTTTTTGCGTCCTGATTTCATATTTGCACACCAGTGATACATCTTTGCTTTTTCACCACTAGCGTTTTTTGCCTTCTTACGTAAACTACTTACCGATCCTTTGCAACTAGCACCGGCACGTTTGACTCTGCCCGGGCGTGATTTACCCTTCTTTTTGCCATCAGCAAAGTTTTCTTCTACGTTTTCAGTCTTTTTTTTACGGCCAGCACAGTGCGCCTTCTGACTAAATCCTTTAGGATTAGAACAGTTGATGCTTTTTTTATATTTTGCACTCCACTTTTCCATAACAGTTTTTACTTCTTCTAGTGTAAGTGGAATACGTGCAACTTCAGCATAACCGCTGTTCAGTTGTTTTAGCACTTCGTATCTGTGATGTCCGTTAATAATTCTATAATTTTTATCTACTACAATAGGAGCGAAACGATTCTCTGTAAGACGTTTATACTGCTTTTGTAGATTTTCTGTAACACGTTCTTTTTGCACTGGACAAACTACCTCCAAGTCTACTGTTTCTACAGTATGTGGAATATAGTCTAAGTGTTCTTTGGTTACCTGTGGCAGTTCTGAACGTTCATATGTTTCTTTAGGTTCTTGTGTGGCTCTAGTGCTTACCATTAAGTCGCTGTCTTGTGGTTCTTGAACATCTCCCTTAAAGAACCTGTCCAAACTCATTTTAACAGTTTCAAGTGAATCCTCGTCAGCCTGATACTTAATACCATAACCACCTGCCGCGATCCAGTCACGTATGTTTTTACCCCTATCGTCTATGAGAATGTTTGGGGTACCGTCCGGTTGGGTTGCCCACTTAGGCTTTCTACCTGTAATGATAATATCCTTTGGTAGTGGGTTAAGATGCTTTGATATCCAAACTCTTTTGTGTTGTTCAGAGTTTTTATTATCCCCGCGTAACGGACTTGAACAAATATTATAATGATCAGCATAACTTAAAACTAATTTTAACAGTTGTGGTACTGTTTTAAACATAGGCAATCTTGCAAAGAAGTCAGTGCCTATCATTTTGTCTAGTGTAGGATCTACTTTTGCAGGAGGTATATCTCTATATGAACCTGTAGTAACTCCTGCTAACTTTGCATACTCCGCAAAGAAGTCAGCCAAGACACCGTCCATGTCTAGATAAATTTCTGTAGGAGTATTATCTGTTTGGCTCATTTCTTTTTGCGTCCTCTAAATCCTGTTGGCATGCCTGTCATATATGGTCTACTAAACCATAACTTAAACCAATCACTGTCGCCCGGCTTTACACCTAGTTTCTTTTCTTTGTCTTTTAGTGCCTGTGCTGTGTGCGATATATTTTCAAAGTTTACAGGTTGTTGACCTTTAAATTCGTTAGTAATACCAGCAAGTTTTTGTAGTTCTTCTTTGGTCACTTAAATTCCTTCTAGCATTCTTGCAATAACTTGATCTAACGCACCTTCGAAATCACCTTTTTCCATTAATCTTGCCGCCTTAGGAAATTTGTCTGCTAGGTCTTCATATGTATCTATAATTGCATCAACATCCTGTTCTGAAATATCTAACTTAAGAGCAATGTTTTTTCTCATGTCTGGATCAGTTGCATATACCATATCAGGTAACATTTTACCTATTTCTTGTGCTATACTACCTTTATTCCATTTTGCGTATGTTTTCAACATACCAAAATTATAACCCATTCTTGATAATTCTTGGCTTCCCATTCTAGCACCTGCTCTAGCAAATGGAATACCTTTTTTAATAAGGTTATCGTAGATATCCTGTGAACTAATCTGCTCTAAAGGCTTTTCAATTACTTGTTCTAGGTATTGTCTAACTTCTTGCACTCTACCTGCAACTTCTTTGATTGCATTGATAACGTGCATGATTTCCTGTTTACCTTCAATTATAAAGTCTTTTGCTCTCATATTAGTTTATACCCCTTCATCATTTTTTTAAGGGTGCCTTTCTTAACATCCTTAGTTGTGTTTTGTTTAGTAATTATGCCTACGCCAGCCGCTTCTTCGGTTATACCCATGCCGGCTCTTACTCTATTATACATTTGTTTAGCAAGTGTTTCATTGCCTGGTATGCCCTGCTTAAATCCTTCAAAATTACCTTCACTTGCAAGTTGTCTTAGTTTACTTGCACTCATTCCAGCAACACCTTCGTCATCAGGATCACGTTCGCCACTGCTTACTACTTTCATGTTAGCAAACTTGAATGGTATATTACCTTTTTTATCTGGCTTATTATTGTACTTGTCAATTAAATCTTGATACTGTTGCACTCTATCACTGCCTGCAACTAAAATTACATTGTCATAACCTTGACCCATTAGTTCACCAAACATGTCTATTAGTGTTCTAACACTGGTATTTCTGTTTATAGGTATATTAAACATTTCACTAGCAAAGTGATATTTTTCTGCAAATGATAAAGGATCTGTTTTAGGCTTTTGTGACTTGCTTAAAAAGAGAATAGGATCACCTAGAAACTTTTGTGCATACTGCTTTACAGTATCAACAACTTTCTGATGACCGATTGTTGGAGGATTCATTCGGCCCCATGCTATAACTGCTGTTTTTTTAGGTTGTGCTTCTAGCAACTCCTTTAATAGCATTATAACTCCTTAGGATCGTATTGGCCGTCTTTAATTTCTTCTCTATGACTTTCAGCAAATTGTCTTGCTACTTTTTCTTTTAGGTCTTTTGTATAAATTTCTTCAACGTTACCAGGTAGTTTATATTCTTCTTGATACTTTTTACACCCTTGTTCAATCATAGGCATAAAACATTCATAACAAGAATCATCGTCTAAAAGATTTTTTCTTTTTAATTCATCAACCGCAGGTAAAAAGTATTCCTTATGTAGGTCGTCCTGTTGTTCGATATAAAACTTAATATCGTCTACAAGTACATCAGGGGTATCAGTTGATACGTTGTTATCGAAAAGTTCTTTTAAAAGCATTATGCATCACCATTTTCTGCATGACCAGTAACGTGCTTTGTGCTTAGGACCTGGTGAATCACAGTTGTGTCTTGCACGGAAACTTCTACGTCTCTCCGGATTAGATCTTTTAATTTTCATATCTGGATCACCGAAGTTAACTTTAACTACGTTACCTTTTGGGTTGTTTACGTATACTTTAAACTTCTTAACATCACCACGCATTGGCTTGTTAAGTTTTACAGTACGTCCTTGATATTCTGCTTCTTCTATGTGTTCTTCGTTTTCACCAATCCAGCCAAATGATTCATAAAACTCATCACCATGTAGTGTTACATCAGTTAAGCCATTGAACCATTCTGTAATTTCTTCACTTTCGTTTTGAATGCTTTCTAGTTCAAGATCTTTAAACAGTTGCTTTGCTTCAGGACTGCTAGGGTCAAGCATTCTATCTTTAAAGTTCTTTTCTGCTTGTGCTACCATATCTGGATCACCCTTACGTGTTTCTTTGCCTGTATATGCATCTTTTGCATAAACACCTGACTTAGGTGGCATAGTTGGATTACCATCTGGACCAGTTTGTTGATTTTTAGGATCAAATGGATCAGTTGCCTGTGCATCATTTTGATAGTTAGGATTTCCGTCACCTACATTATTGTCAGTTTGCACCCAACCGTTGCTGTGACTGCTGTTTTTAAACTTTTCAATTTCTTCTGGTGTAGCATATATTCTATATTTCTTTCCTTGCCACTTCCAATGTGTTTTAGGCTTACTTGTATCAATGTTAACGTTTACAGTATTACCATTGCTTTGAATACGTCTGTTGTGATATATTTCTGATTCATACATACCATCAAGTTGTACATCAGGCATACCATCACTAGACTGAGAAGTTTGTGCATTCTTAGCCATATCGGTATCGCCTTTGTATCTTGTGTCACCAGTTGTACTGTCGGTTCCATAAGTACCTGCTTTGCCCTGCAAAATATCGATTGCTTTTTTACCTGCTTCGTCTTTGGTGATATCTGCTAATCTTTGAGCATGTGCTTTGCTCATATGTGCTTTAGCAATTTCGTCATTGTTAATTAATTCTTGTAATTCTCTCTTACCACGTAGAGCGTTACCAGCAATCATAACTTGAATGTCCGTACCTTGTTCAACCATTTGAGTCATTTTCTCAAATGCCGCTTGGTCTCCACGGTATGCTCTGTTAACAGTAAGAATGGCTTCAAATGCTTCTTTCTTATCACGTAATGGCAATGCTTCAATTTGCAATGCTAACATTTTTAATTCGTGATTGATGTTTCTAATTTCGCCTGCTTGTTTCCATTCAGCAAAACTCAAATCAGCAAGTGCTTCATTACGGTCAGTGTAGAAGTTACCGTCGTCACTCTTGCTCCAATGTTTGTACTGATCAAGTGCTACCCAACGGCTACCAACTTTTCTGTGTGTGCCAGTATATTCACCGTCACCTTGCCAACCTGGAGGACTGCCTTGGTAATCCGCATCAAACTCTTGACCATATTTGTATGCAGGTAAACCGAATCCTTTATCTAATAAACTTTGTACTTGGAAATCACGTGTTACTTTGCCAGTCCAAATTGGGCGACCGTCAACTGCCATTGGAACATAACTCTTTCTTCCGTCAGCAAATCTAATTGCTTGATACATTCCGCCACCTCGTTTGATAGGCTCTTCGTCCCAAAGGATTTCAAGTTCTCCACGCTCATTAAGTTGATCTTCTTCGTCTATGGACTTTGCGATATCGCTTTTAAATGTAGAAGTTGATTCGAACTCGTCTTCGTCGTCGTCTTTGTAGGGTACGTCCGAATCGGGATCTTTTTCTAATGGTAATTCTTTATGTTTTTCCATTGCGGCTTGGACAACTTTAATAAGTTCAGGTCCAAGTTTTTTACTGCTGTCATGGACCATACTGCCCACTTTGCTTATAAACAAGGAAAGTTCATCATTGTTTTTAATTAACTGTGCTAGTTCAGATAGTTTAAAAGCAATCTCTGCTCTTTCATCTGTAAACTGTTTAATATTAGCACTGCTGTATTTGATTTGTGATTTGCTTGGTTCAGCAAAAATAGCATCATTGATATCAGCAATAACATCGGCGGCAGTCTTGTACTCTTTACGTTGTACTTCTTTCTTTGCCTCAGAAGTAATGCTGTCTAGTTTATCTATTAAATTTCTAAAGTCCATAATTTTATACTCCTACTGAAGTATTTATACAAAAGGACTTATCTTCGAAAGGGTTTGATTTCTGTAATTTCTGGTGCGTTTGCTGTGAATTCGTACCCGGCCATACTACCTACATATAGGTCCGCTCGTTTGTGCATTAACCGCAGTTTAACCGTGTTTAAAACTATATCAATGTACTCATTTTCAACAAATCTTGAAAGATATGCTTCTTTTACTTGACCGTTGTCAGTACATTTGACGTTTATTGTTTCTGGTAGGTGTTGTGTATACATTTATGATCCCTCACATAGTGAAAGAGGCCCCGGAGGGCCTCTATCGATAGTTTTAATTAAGCAACTAAGCCTTTAGCCATTGCTTTGTAACCAGCCGCGATAACTGCTCTTGACGCAGTACCTAGTCTGTACTTGTTATACGTTCTACCTTTGCTGTCTTTGACAGTGTTTAGGTATACTGGAAAACCGTTGAAGCGTAATGCTTGGATTACTGCACCTGGGTTTCCTGCACCAAATCTTGATTTGATTTGAGCCGCAGTTAGTTCATTACCTTCTTGTAATGAAGCAAGTACTTTAGATTGGATAGTTTTAGTATTATTAGTCATATTTTCTCCTATTGACATTTTAAATAAAACACTTTGCAAAGTGTTACTCTATTATAATACGCTCTTTAGTTTGTAAAGTCAATAGCAATATGAAATTAATTTAGCCAAAATGACTATTATTGGACTGTGTATCCGTTTCCACTTACTTCAATTTCGTAATCACCCTTGATCACTGAAGCAATAGTGTTTGCCATTTCGTCTGCTCTTTCGTTGCTTAATTCTTGTGTAAGAGCAACTTCGTAGACATGATGTCCTTCAGACGTGGTATACGACTCAAATGTAATTTGGTTTTCTGCAGATTCAAGTAAAGATTCGTCCAAAGTGTGTGACATAGCACCTGCAAATAATCTTATGAAATTTTTGTCCTGTTCTTCTGTGAATATAATTCTTACAAAGTTTTTGTTCATTTTAACTCCTATTATGGAACTGGTGTAAGGTTTACCACGTTCCATTGTCCGTTTAACCAAATCATTAATGCTTGTGTGCCATCACTGTTTGGATCCCAATTGATACCATCAGCCACAGCAAGTGTACCGTTTGCGATTAGCACAGGAGGTAGTGCCAATAGATCTGGCATCGGTTCTGGCCCTGGTGTTAAAACTGTACTCGCATTATTAGCACCCGCAATCTGTGTTGATGCTTGATAGTCTTCATACTTCCCTAACAAAGGTAAAACTTTAGATCCAAGTTCATTAAAGTAAATGAACACTCCCATAGTACCTGTAACTCCACTACCTGATGTTACAGTTCCGTTATCATCTATATTGAATACAATACCATTTGTTTCAGCATCAACAAGATCACTTAAAGTTCCTGCTGGAATAGGACCGCCACCCTGGATAGTAGCACTAGTTAATGTACCAAAATTGTTTTGTAACGGATTAAATGAAATCGCAACATTAAGTGTTTGTCCATCAATTGTGAAACTTCCACTATATGGTTCGCTATAGGCAATTATTTTTGATCTTTCTTGGACCTTTAGTACTAAAGAACTAGAAACTCCTGCGGCATTACCAGCAAATTTTCCACTACCATCTACAGGAAGATTAACTGTTCCGTCATCTAGCAATCTATCTTGACTTATAGTTTCTGAACCTCCGGTCCATTCTAATATAACTCTTCTTTCGTACTGTAGCCAAGGATATGTACTAGCAACATTAGAAATGCTTGGATTCCAACTAGCGTTTGCGTAACCTGTCCAACCTTGTACTTCGCCTGTGCTGTCTCTTAAATATCCACCAAGTATAAAGCCTGATCTATCAACATAATCTTCAAACACAGTGTTCCAAGCAGTCGAATATCCTGGATTATTATAGAATGCTGTTGAGTTTGTTGTATCAATTGATAATGTTTCTTGACTAGGATTAATACATTGTACTACTAGATTATCTCCATTTCCGGCATTTTCTCCACGTTTATCTACTTCAACTCCAATCAAACTGCCGCCACCATCGGTTACAGCCTTGATAATGCTTCCTGTTGGATTTAATGCTAGGGCAGGATTGCCGTCTAGATAATTTTTGTATTCTGCTCTATTATATCTTGCTGATCCTCCACTGTCTGTGATATGATAACCTGATAAAAAAGTATAGGTTGTTGCCTGAGCACTTGCTGTTGAAACAGAATCTACTGCTCCATTATAATCTCTCTGAATTACATCACTAAACAGTGCTTTATCTATCTTATGTAATCCAGGGCCAGGCCCTGGAGGGCCAGCATCGTAAATAAATCCAACCAATCCTTGAGATTTTGTTACGCCACTTCCTGTGGAAAGATTACCACTAATTTGTATTCCACTTCCACTTGATGTGATTGTTGCTGTTCCTAGTTGGATAGTATTTGCTGTTAGCGTACCTGAACTTGTAATTCCTGTTGCTGTTGTTGAAAGTGTTTGATTACCGATTGTTATTGTGTTACCTGAAAGATATAAATCCCTAAATCTTTTTGTTGAACTACCTATGTCATAGGCAATATTTGCATCAGGAATAATATTTCCTTTAACGGTTCCGTTTAGATTTATGTATGAACCAACACCATCAACTAGTGGTGTGCTGTCGTCACCTACCACACTACCTGTTAAATTACCAACAAAATTACCATAGTGTGTACCACTTATAGCGTCAACTAGTGTTGTGCTATCGTCGGCATACAAACTACCTTTCACGTCACCGATAACATTTGTTGTAATACTACCATCTTCAAGTGCTATAATTCGTGTGTAAACTTCTGTGAAGTTTGTGTTAACCTTATTGAAGGCAGTGTAAAGCGTATCTCCGTCGCCTGCTCCTGCACTTGTACCGGTGTTAATAGTTAGTTGTGCCATAGTAATCAGTTTCTCCGTTACTCATATTTATTCAATAAATACTATTACGATGCCAAGATTAAGTTTATACAGACCAGAAAAATCAGCGGACTATCGCTTTATTGACAAGAACGTTTACGAGTCTTTTCAAGTAGGTGGTACAGATATCTTTATACACAAGTATGAAGGACCTGTAGATCCCGGCGATAATGCTACCGCTTCGCAACCTCGCGGAACTAACGATATACCTGAAACCAAAATACAGGATCTGCTGTTTTTAGAAAATAGAGATAGAAAGTATTCAGATGACGTTTATACTATACGAGGAATTTACAATGTGCAAGACTTAGATTTTGATCTAAGCCAATTTGGAATGTTCTTGCAGAATGATACTATCTTTGTAACATTTCACATGAATAGCAGTGTAGAAAGTTTAGGCAGAAAATTAATGAGTGGTGATGTACTAGAACTACCACACCTAAAAGACGACTATGCACTTAATGATTTTAGTGTTTCACTAAAACGTTTTTATGTTATCGAAGATGTAAGTCGTCCAAGTGAAGGATTTTCACAAACTTGGTATCCGCATTTGCTAAGAGCCAAATGTAAACCAATTATTGATAGTCAAGAATTTAAAGAAATCTTTGATAAGGATTCAGGCGAAGGCACAGGGTCAACTATACGTGATGTGCTTTCAACATATGAAAAAGAAATGCAAATTAATGAAGCAGTTCTTAATCAAGCAAACGAAGATATTACAGGAGATCCAAACCAACCTGTTATAAGCGGGTATGATACAAAACAATATTTTGTTGTACCAACTGATGCACAAGGTAACGTGTTAACACAAGACGGATCTTCAAGCAACGTAACTGTTGACAGTTCAAGTATTAATGCCAGTGCAATTATTAAAACACCAAATGCAAACTTTTATGTTGGATATCTTACAGGTGACGGTGCACCTATAAATGGTGCTCCATACGGGTTTGGTAGCCAGTTCCCACAAGGTAGCAGTGAAGGTGATTACTTCTTAAGAACTGATTATTTTCCTAACAGACTGTTTAGATTTAACGGGAGAAGATGGGTGAAAATTGAAGATGGCGTAAGAGTTGAACCTATGACAAGTGATAATGCTAAGACACAACTAGGTACTTTTGTTAATAACAGCAATAAAAATACAATTAATGGTAAAGAAGTTGAAGAACGTCAAGCACTATCAAAAGCACTTAAACCAAAGGCGGATAATTAATGCAACATTTTTATGATGGACAGATTAGAAGATTTGTAACGCAGTTTATTCGTGTTATGAGTAATTTCAGTTACAAAGACAGTGCTGGTACGCTGAGAAAAATTCCTACCAGTTACGGTAATTTAACACGACAAGTTGCACATATTATTCGTGATAACAGTGAAAACAAGGTTATTAGTGCTCCTAGAATAAGTTGTTATATCACAGGGTTAGAATACGCAAGAGACAGAATACAAAATCCAACACACGTAAGCAAGGTTCATTTGCGTGAAAGAGATTATGATCCTGCAACTGGAGAGTACCTAGATTCACAAGGTCCTGGTTACACAGTTGAAAGACTTATGCCAGTACCATTTAATTTACAAATGAAGTGTGATGTTTGGTCAACAAATACAGATCAAAAACTACAAATCATGGAACAAATGTTGGTATTGTTTAATCCTAGTTTAGAAATTCAAAGCACTGCAAATTATATTGATTGGACCAGTTTAAGTTTGATCGAACTTTCAAGTGTTAATTTTAGTACCAGAAGCATACCACAAGGTGCTGATACAGAGATTGATATCGGTGAACTTACATTTACGATGCCTATATGGATAACACCTCCTGCAAAAGTAAAACAGATGGGAGTTATTCAAAAGATTGTTATGAGTGTTTTTGATGAAACTGGTAGCATATCTGATGGTATTATTGATGCAACCGATCCTATGGCAACAGTAAATGTTACACCTGGAAACTTTGGTGTTTTAATTCTTAACAATACGGCAAGTTTATTACAACCTGGAGAGGGTGTTACAGAATCATCATCAGGAGTATTTGACAGAACAAGTGAGCCAGTAAGTTGGTTCAAATTATTGGATCAATATCCAGGTAAATTTAGAGCAGGCTTATCAACAATAAGACTAGCAAAATCAGACGGTTCAGAGATTGTTGCAACAGCCAGTGTAAATCCTACCGATGATACACAAATGGTATTGAGTTTTGACAGTGATACCGTACCTGGAAATACAGTTTTAAGTGATAGCACAACCAGCAGAGGTACCATAGATGCTATTATTGACCCTACTAAATTTAATCCACAAACAGCAACACTTGCCACAGGCACACGTTATTTGTTGTTGTCTGATCCAAATCCAAACACGTTTGCTTGGCAGGACGAAGCAGTCGGTGCCGCAAATGATATTGTTACATGGAATGGTTCAAATTGGGAAATAACATTTGACGCAAGTGCAAATGAAGAACGTGCCGATTCTAGTGTGGCACAAGACCCTGTCTACATAACTAATACATATACGGGCGTACAGTACAAGTTCACAAACGAACAAGGCGCTTGGTTAAAAAGTTATGAAGGTGAATATCTAAAAGGGTCATGGCGACTAGTACTTTAAAAGATCGTAATATTGTTTGTAGTGGTGCATTGTTTTATGCACGTAATACCAAACGATTTTTATTCCTAGAACGTACAAAAACTAAAACCGCTGGACAGTGGGGACTGGTTGGAGGTATGGCAGAAGGAAACGAAACGCCTTGGAAAGCACTAGAACGTGAGATTAGTGAAGAAGTTGGTAAAACGCCACCTATTAAAAAAGTTATTCCACTAGAAATGTTTACATCAAATGATAGTAAGTTTTTCTTTCATACATATCTTGCCATAGTTGATAATGAGTTTATTCCAACACTTAATCATGAACACAGCGGT